AAAATCGTTAGACTCACCAACTGTGCTTAGACGATAAACTTGGCTATACATAGGAGGCGTGTATAGACCGTTTTTACCATTCAATTTAACTGACATCATCATTGAATTCCACTTACGTGATTTCTTCAATTGTGTTGATTTCATCACAATCAATGCTGGGCTAGGGACGCCGTTAGCATCCAATACCATTACGTAATGGTTGGCAGTGTTTTCAATGTAATTGCCGTTATCTAAATAGTCACGGTTCTCACCTGTCTCACGATGTGTCTTAGACAAGATATCGCTAGTGCTTGGATAGATATTAATAGGTGCGCCTGAGCCGCTACCACGTGGTGCCCACTCTATGTACTGACGGACATAAGCTGTAGGAATTACGAGGATGCCTTTCTTACCATCATACAACTCGCCTGTAACGCTGTTGTAAATCATACCTGGTAATGCGCCATCTACATCGCCCACTTCAGGTGAAGTGTTGGTTAATAGACGTAAGAACGGAAGCGCAAAGTCTTCCTGATTCATCGTGTCAAAGCCGCTTAGTGCGTCGTCTTCAAATGATGAACCTAGTGCAACTGCTGTCGTGCCTTTTACTTCTGCTATTTCTGATTTAGTAGCCATGATGCTTTATCCTTTTTTCGTTATGCTGATTTAATTACTGCTTTTTGGCCAATGTATGCGCCGAACAATTCGCTGGGGAACTCGTTACCGCGTTCAACCTGCTCTTTAACCCATGCCTTTAAGGTCATCGGTTCTATCTTCTCGGCTTGATCAGCTGGATAGCCGGTCTCACCAAGTAGATTCAATAGACGTGCACAAAGCTCGTCTTCGCCACGTCCGAAACGGACACTGACTGTGTTCTTAATGATGTCATCAAAGCCGTGGTCCCTGAGCCATTGGTAGGCTTCAGCTCTACGTGCTTCTGAAATCGAGGCACTGTAGAAGGCTTTAATTTCAATGGATGAACCGTCATCCATACGGAACGCTTTCATGCCCATACCGGACAATGCCTCAGGGATAGACTCCTCAGTCAATTTACGGTACTGCTCTTTACGTTCTTTAAATACTGTCTCTAGGTCTAGTATTTCTTTTTCTAAATGCTTAGCACGTTTTGCTAGATTAGCGATGCCTTGAATATCGTCATCTTTAACCTGAAGCGCACCTGCGTCTTCCTCAAATATATTCGTCAAACTCATCTATTTCTCCTTTCTTAGGGAACAAATCAACCTGAATTGGAATGTAACGTTTTTCTAGTTTATCCCATTTCAAGCACTTAAATCTACCATTATTTTTACTCGCTGCAATAGCGCTGATGATTCCAATGGCAGTAGGATCACCTATAAAGAGGAGATAATCCTCATCTGTAAACTTCTCTAACTTACGCTGTATTCTACGAACAGTAGGATACACTGAAAAAGCAATTTGCGCATTAGGCGGCAAAATTGTTTCTATGTCTCCGTAGTTTAAAGCAGACGTAATGTTATGTGAACCCGTCTCAGAGACGACAAAAACTGTTGGCACTATATTTCTCCCTTTCTAAATTCGAAAAGACAGTGTACACTCACAGTTATGGGAATGCAACCCCTTAACTAGAAAGAAAGATTATGACAACTGAATTTTTACATAGCTATCCTTTTAAGAACAAACCATTTTTACATCAACAGGCTTACCTAGAGCGCTTTTGGAACCATCGTGTGGCAGCGTTATTTGCTGATATGGGTACCGGAAAAAGCTTTATGGTCATCAATAATATAGCCATGCTATACGACCAGGGCAATATAAATGCTGTATTAATTGTCGCGCCCAAGGGTGTATACCGCAACTGGCTCGATACTGAAATACCTAAGCATTTACCGTTACATGTAATATTTAGAATGGCAATATGGAACCCGTCGCCTAAGAAGGCAGAGAAAGATGCGATGGATAGACTGTTTGATGTGACCGAAGACTTAAAGGTCTTAATCATGAACATTGAGGCGTTGTCCACGGAAAAAGGTGTTAAGTTCGCGAGCCGTTTCCTCATGTCGCATGAAGCCTATATGGCCATCGACGAGAGCACTACAATCAAGACGCCTACTGCTGCGCGGGCCAAGAACGCTGTGAAGGTAGGCAAGCTTGCTAAGTATCGCCGCATTATGACTGGCTCGCCTGTTACAAAGAGTCCCATGGACTTATACCAGCAGTGCGCCTTCTTGTCTGAGGATTGTTTAGACGCTCGTAGCTTCTATGCTTTCCAAGCGCGGTACGCGGTCACTGTAGAACGAAGCCTTGCTACGCACTCGTTTAAACAGGTCGTTGGATACCGTCACCTGGACGAGCTGCAGGATAAAATCAATCGCTTTGCTTTCCGCGTTACTAAAGAGGAATGCCTGGACTTGCCAGACAAGATGTACACAAAGCGTGAAGTGGACTTAACCGACGAGCAGATTAAAGCGTACAACGAAATGAAGACCATGGCCCTGGCTATGTTCAAGGAGGGCATGGCGTCTACGGTCAATGCGCTTACGCAGATTATGCGCTTGCATCAGATAGTGTGCGGTCACTTAAAGCTTGATGATGGCACGGTAAAGGAACTGCCTAACAACAGGGTAAAAGAACTGCTTAGCATCGTCGAAGAGACCAGCGGCAAGATTATCATCTGGGCGAACTACCGCCATGACATCGAGGCAATTAAGATTGCGCTACAGAAGGAATACGGCATGAACTCCGTCGCCACGTACTACGGTGACACGGTGTCCGAAGACAGGCAGAAGATTGTCATTGACTTCCAAGACCCTGAATCGGAGCTGCGTTTCTTTGTTGGCAACCCTAGGACAGGCGGCTATGGCTTGACTTTAACGGCTGCCAGCGTGGTCGTGTACTTCAGCAATAGCTTTGACTTAGAGGTACGCCTGCAATCAGAAGACCGTGCGCATCGTATTGGTCAGACAAAGAACGTGACATACATTGACTTGATATCGCCTAAGACCGTGGACGAGAAGATTGTGCAGGCCCTGCGAGCTAAGATTGACATCGCAAACCAAGTAATGGGCGAGGAGCTAAAAGAATGGTTGATTTAATCCCGATTAAAAAGTTATATAAATATGAAACATTGCAGCGTGTCGACGCACCGGAAGGACGTCGCTATGTCTACGGTGAACAGAAGCTACCAAGCGTAACGACTGTCCTGTCCAAGACTAAAGACCAGTCTCATCTTGACGCGTGGGCCGCGAGGGTTGGTGCGTCAGAAGCGGAGCGTATAAAGAACGAGGCCGCTACAGTAGGCACGCACATGCACAACGTGATGGAGCGCATGATAGCCTATCGCAGCCTACCTAGGCCAACGAATTGGCTTATGTGCAAGGGCTACGAGATGGGGTATAAGTTAATCAATACTTACTTCAAGAATATAGACGAGATATGGGGCTCTGAGGTCGCATTGTATTACCCGGAGAAATATGCAGGGACCACGGATTTAGTAGGCGTGTATCGTGGCAAGCCTGCCATTGTGGACTTCAAGCAAAGCGTTAAGCCTAAGAAGCGCGAGTGGATTGACGATTACTTTCACCAGTTGGCAGCGTATGCGTTAGCGCATGATGTTGTTCACGGCACCAACATTGAATACGGTGTGGTGTTGATGGCAGTACAAGACGGCACGACCATGGAGTATTCCACGGCCGGCCAGGAGTTTGTACGATATAAAGAAGAGTGGTTAAGGCGCGTCGAAAAGTACTACGCCATGGACGAGATTGTGTCCATTGGGAAAAGTGACTGAAGCATTTTACGACTAGCAGTAGGCTCACCTTCTGGTCCTTGAGGCGTGGCCATTGATACAGGGCCCGGTGCTGGTGCAGCCGGGGCAGGCGCTGCAGGTGCACGAGAAGAGGACGTGCCACGAGTGCTAGGCGCAGGGGGCATTCTGCGTAGTTGTTGTCTGGCAGGCACCTCTGCAGCCCTTGCTTGGGCTCGTTCCTTAGCGTCAAATTCCTCAAGGGCTCTGTCATCCTCGGCCATCAATTGTCTAAAGGCAGCAGTAGAGGTTACGCCAGGGGAATACATACGGCGAAGAAGCGATAGATTTAATGCTTTACGATCTCCCTCTGTCTTACCCTTGGCTAAAAATGCGGCTGTTACTTCATCATCCAAAGCAGCTTCTTCAAGCATTTTCATGGCTTGACGAGCAGGTGTTTTACTAAAGAAGTTGGATGTAGCACGAGATACTTTAGCTGCCCATGCAAGGCTGCCCGGACCTCCTGGTTTAGTTGCAGCGGCAAGTTTTAATCCTAGCTGATTTATTGCAAGGGATTCTACTTCGTTTACAACGCCTCCTGGCATAGTATTCTCTAGCCTGCCTGCTTTTGCAGCTTCTGATATTCTGCTCATTGGATCAAGTAGGCGTTTCATGTTCTTAAGCTGTGTTAATGACATTAGGCCATTGGCACGCATTATATTTACTACGGAAGGTTGACCACTTCTAATGGGTTTAAACAACGCATCTTCGTATGCTTGCACGTCAAAGTTGCCGTTTTTTGAGGCCTGTTCAAAAGCATGCTGGAATACCATTGAAACAAGGCCTTTTTCCGCGTCGGCCCTAACCTTTGGATCAGCTTGTTTAGCAATTTTGACCATACTGCGCATAGCACTAACAGGGTTATCACTATTAAGGGCATCAGTTAATGCGCGAGTCGGGTCGTCAGTGAAGCGTAAAAGATTAGAAAAGGCCTCTTCCTCTCTTAAAGATTTATTTAAAGCACTTTGAGTATCTTTTACAGACAGATAGGTATGTTGTGCAGCCGCTACATTTGAAAGCTCATTAGTTAGGCCTAGTCTTTCAATTAAATCCGCATTTTTAGCAACGTACCTAGCCAGCCTGTCTGGCTTAATTAGACCCGTATTAGGGTCTGCCATATCAGCCACGGCAAGCTTAATGACGCGAGACTGAGCATCGCGTACAGAATTAAACTGTTGCGTAGACAAGTCTTTATATTTAAAAAGGGCTTCTGCTTGAGGACTATCAATACCAAACTTAGCCACAGCATCATCGTATTGATTGCCCATGAATTTCACGGCATCTTCAATCTCCCCCATTCTTAAGGCGGCGACATCCCCTGCCCTTGCAAACGCCTTGTTTACAAGGATTTCGGGTTGATAACGGGCTCCGCCTCTTTTATTGGTGGCGTTTAATTCTCCACCAAACTTACGGGTAAACTCTTCGTTCAGTTTAAAAGAGAAAGCACGCGCATTCGCGTACGCTGTTCCAGGAAGTGTACTTAGATCGTCTAGTACACTGGACGCTAAATGGCTGTATTTTTGCGCAGCACCGGCTTCCCCTGCAGCATCTGCTTTACGGGCAGCGTCTAATAAAGAGCTTCTAAACGCGATTAAGTCATAGGCAGGAACTTGTTTTATTTTAATCTTAGCAAGGAATTCAGCAGGGATACGACCTGTGTCTATGAACTCCTGCGTCTGCATGCCTTGTCGGTATATTTTCAACGAATCTGCACTAACCCCAAACCGTTTTAATGCGGAATTTACGGCACTAAAATTTCCATTTAAATCTTCAGGGGTAAGGTCATGGGCTATTTCTAAAAACGCTTCTTTGGTGTTTTGTGGAGCTAGTTTTACAGGAATAATTTTTCCTGTTGCAGTTTTCTTAAATCCTTCTGCACGCACTCCAGCGCCCCATAGGGAACTTTCCATTTCACGCGCATTAGATAAAGCACTATCTACTGATTTACGAAGAATAGAACCAATCTCTTCTCTTGAAGCAGACCCAGATTTACCTAGGGTTGCCACGGCATTGGCAGCACGGACTTCTGCCCCATTGATAGCAGAAGTAAGTAGGTCGGTGTAATGCGCGTCACGTAGTTTAGCGGCAGCAGTCATGGCCGCTGGATCGCCGCTTGACTGAAGTCTTGAAATAAGTGTTTTATAGGCAACTAAAGCATCGGTTGCCATCTTATTAGATTGATTAGCAAAATCCACGCTGTTATTAACAAGCGTACGCTCCAAAGAGGTAAACGGTGAAATACCTAGCTTTTGAGCAGCCGTAAGCTTAATTGGTTTTCCATTTACATCTAACGCATCAGGCGCATTTAACTTCTTAATTAAGGTCTCTACATCAAGGCCTGTATCCTCTAAAAGAGACGCATAGTAGTTGGCTACGTTCCTAGAGGCAGTGCCTGAACTAATAGCCGTATTAGCTTGGTTTCTTAAGTTTGAAACGGCCGAATTAGCATCAAAAGCAAATTTACCAGGGCTGAGTGTCCCGAAGGTTATTTCCATACCTGTACGTAGCCAAGGACTGTTTGGGTCAGCGTCTACTGCCAATGATCCGCCTAAAGCGGCATATGCATTTGAAAGGACTTCTTTTTTGAAAAAAGGCTTTGGATTAGCACGTGCATACACCCCTATGGCGCTAATAGCACGGCTTAATGTGCCCGACCCGGCTTGTGCTTCAGGGAATAATTTAGCAGAAGGAGAGGCTACCAGGCCTGAGACAAAGGTCTCAAACCATGCTTCGTGGGCCTTGGTCCCTTTAGGGGGCTCCGGTAGATACTGCATCAACGCATCTGCAAGGGTAGCACCGCCAAGTAGGCTTGCGCCCACCCCACCTACATAGCCTGCACCTACGGCATAAGGCGCTACTTTAGGGGGAAGTTTACTTAGCGTAGGCGCTAATGCTTCTCCAATTTTAAGCCCTGCTTTAATGCCCGCATAAGCCCCCGCACCTTCTACTGCACCTTTAGATGCACCAATGCCTGAAGCAATAGTGTAATCTGTAGCCGAAGGACTAGTATTCGTCTCTAGGCCTAAAGCCCTTAGATTTTCAACTGTAAAAGGTGTTTTAGTAGGATCGCCTGACCATTCTGGAATAGGAAGAGCCTCTTTAGAAAGCCCTGGAGGGGCATTCTTCTCAAGAGATTTAAGATTGTCTAGGGTAAAAGGGGCATCACTAGGGGCCGCTGGCGCTGCATCTTCTGGCGCATCCTCAGACGAGCCAAACTCTACTGATACAACCTGACCAGGGGTCCAAGATGGGTCTTTTTCTGCCATGTTACTTCCTTATCTTTTTTTAGGGGACCACGGAATCGTTTTAATTTTTGGAGTCCACGTACGATTTTCCGCATCGTAAATTAAATACTCAGAATTCATGGGCAAATCAGCATACTCTTGTTGCGTAGAGACAGGAGGAGGTGCTCCAAGCATTTTAATGACCTTGTCTACTTCTGCTGCTTTTGCAGCCGCTTCATTAGTCACAGTAACATCTAAATTCTTATCTAGCGCGGTTTTTTCTGCATCTTTACGAATAGTGTATAACGTACGGGCAAGTCCAATAACGCTATTTTTCGCTGCTGATTCACTTTTAAAAGCTGAAATACCCAAGTCGGTATACTTATCAATTGCGACCCGTTCACCTTCAGTTAGTTTTGTTGTTGCGCGTAATGCCTCTTTAATTCTAGGTGCTAGATTTTCTACTATCGCCGTGTCTTGTTGCGCTCTAACTGCAATCTCACCTGCCGGATTATATGGTATTTTTTTAGATACCATGTCCCCTATGTAACTGCCTAATCCAAATGCCCCTTCAATAGCGCCATAGTAAGTAGGTTCATTAAAGGGTTCATACGCTATTTTAGGTGTATTTTTTTTCAGTGATCTTTCATAGGCTAATAATGCATCTTGTGCATCCTTATCCCCATTTTGAGCCGCTGTCCTAAGTTGGTTAAGTTGTTTTTCAGGTATTATACCCCCTGTCCATTCTGCTTGGCCAGTCGGTTCCGCAGAAGTAGCACCGGGAACAGGTGCAGGTGCAGGTGCAGGTGCTTTGCCTGTGCCACTATATTTTCCAGCGAGTGATTGGCGCAATTGATCCATAGTACCCCTAGTCATAAAGGCATCAACCACCTCAGGGTGTTCTGTTCCAGGAACAACTGTTTCAACAACTCGACCTTTGTCATCCGTATATCTACTGATAGTAGGTTTAAACAGCTCCAATGCAGCCATCATAACCGCTCTATTTTCATCGACTGAAGTATTACCCTGTCCGTATCTTTCCAATAAACCCGGAGTGCTTATTATAGAATTAGCCCACTCACTCTTTGGTAAAGCAGAGGCGCTACCTGCTTTAAGGGCGGCTACATCGTATTTTTGCTGAGTTGCAGCAAGTTTAGCATTGTAGTCACGTACGTTTTCAATGTCTTTTTCAGACGCAGAAATAGCCAGAGCACGAATTGCACGTTTTTGTTTAGCGTCCTCTGCAGTTATTGCACCCACTGCCGTAGGAAGGGTACGAACAGCACCCGCTAGACGCGCCGCTTGAGAACCCCGAAGAGGACGACCTTGGTCGTCCACGTTGGCAGCGTAGTTAAACGCACGATTGCCTAACTCAAACAAGAGTTGTGCTTGAGTCTGATTTTTGTCCGACCCTAATAAGCGTTCATACAAAGCGGTACGGGAATCAACCCCTGCCTCTAGGCCAGGCATTGCCTGAGGCTGTTGCCTTGCAGTTGCTAATACTCTCGCACGAGCCTTTGCAAGCATGTCGTCATCATACAGGCCTGCTGGAAATGAGGATGTATCTTCAATAGGGGTCACGCCATCCTCGTCGGTCCCGTCTTTAAAATTTTGAACATATCCACCCATGGCCATGGCCACTGGTTCTTGAGGCATTGCTCCTTGGTCCGTGGGCAATGCACCGATACCCCCCATACCCGCTTCAGCAGGCATGGCTTCTGGCATCATGCCTGGCATTGGTTGTGGCATACCTTGTGGCATTGCAGCAGGAATACCGCCTTGTGGAGGCATAGTCGCTGCTTGTTGTTGAGCAAATACTGGTTGTAGTAAGGCAAGCACATCTTCTGGGGTATCCGCCGCAGCGTTGTAACCCACTAAATCAGCAAGCTCCTCGACCCGCGCATCGATAGAGCGCATGTCACCACGAAGGTTATTCATTAAGATTTCAGGTGAATTAGGACGACGATCCGCTACTTTTGTCGCTTCGTTATCGTCCATCTCGTATTCGTCTTCGCTGTCGTCCTCGTTCATTGAATCCATAAAGCCTTGCATAATGCCAACGTTTTCTACGTCAGTCTCATCCGTTGGTTTTTTAAACATAGGTCGATCTGATATTTTAGCTTTCATGGTATTTCCTTAGAATAAACCGGCTCTACTTGCCGCAGCAGCTGTGGTAACACCCCCTACTACAGTCCCTAGTGCTGACTGTAGTGGAGAAGCAGAAGGAGCACTAGCTGAAGTCAGTGTCATTTGTGAAGAAGGAGCGCCTTTGTATATATCAGACACAAACGCTAGTTGCTGATAGGGCGTCATCGCTTCTTGCAAACGAGTAGCACGAGACGCGTCTAGTTGCGCTTGAGCATTTTGTTGTTCAAGAGCACCAATACCTGATAGTAATGACACGTCGGCGGTGTTTAGTTGCTGACCGGCTTGACCTAATGCTGCTTGTTGCATGCCCATGGCGCCCATGCTGCTGCCTAACTGACCTAACGTAGAAGCACGTTGAGTATCAACACCTGCTTGTTGTGCTGCTAAGGAGCCAATGCCTTGTCCCGCTTGGCCATATAAAGAAGCTTGTTGTCCAGCTAGGTTTCCCATAGTAGATGCCCCTGCCTGCCCTAATTGGGCCTGGGAAAGTGCTTGTTGACCATATGTAGTGCCTATATTTCCCAACTGCTGTCCTGCCTGACCATAGATATTTGCCGCATTGGTACCCAGTGCACCTAGTGCAGTACCCGCAGAAGTAATACCCTGTGACGCTGCCAACTGTCTTTGTTGTTGCTGCTCTGCACTAGTCATCGCAGCAGTTTGGGCTTGGCCATAATTAGCCGCATAGTCTTGGAAAGTACGCTGAGACATCAGGTCCTGAAGATTACGTTCCTGTTCTGCACGTTGAACACCTTCTCGTGTTCCACCAAATGCACCTGATTTAACCGCCTGAGCCGCAGTACCCTGTGCCGCTATGTCACTTTGACGACGCATTTCAGCCAGAGCCTTGTCTGTTACCTGCGACTGATACGGATTCATAAAGGCCGCTGCTTGTGTTGGATCATATGCACGAGTAGCTTGTTGCAGCCCAGAAATCCCTTGCTGAACGGCGCTTAACCCCTGCTGTTGAGCTCCTACGCCTGCCCCTACCATTTGGTTGGCCATCCCTGCAGCCTGTCCTAACATCCCTTGAGAAGGAGCTAAATTAGCCTGTAAATAGTTTCCTGCAATGTTGGCAGCACTTCCTACCCCGCCTGCGGCTTGAATACCTGCCTGAGTTGCATTTTGAGCCGCGTTAAATTGAGGAGCGACATTCATTCCCCCTACTATACCTGCTCCTTGGGACGCGAGCTGTTGTCCTTGTGTTACGCCCGCAGTACCGGCAGCCATATACGGCTTCCATTGACCAATGCCTTGCCCAGCAAGTGAGGCCGCTTGCCCTTGTGTAGCGGACAATTGAGCCGCTTGAACAGCAGGAAGGTTTAAAGGAGTGCCATAAAGACCTTGCGCTTTTTGTAATAGACCTAGTTTATAAGCCTCAATCTCTGGGGCTTCCCTGACTATCTGGGTGCTGATTTCCTCGGCCATTTATTTCCCCTTCGATTCAAGTTGTTTCATTAGTTTGTACATACGCTTCGCGCCTTTTCTACGTGATCCTTGGCCCATGGCCCGTACTGCTCTGGCCGTAAATACAAACTCGCCGTCTGATAGCATTGCTGGAACAGAATCAGAAGTCCCTGTGCCCGGACCGTCAATAGGACCGTTTTTACGAGGGAAGTCTTCTAATGAGGCAATACCACCCGCAGCTAATCTTGCGGTAGGATAAGGAGCAGACGAATTGCTGTAGATGTTATCGTATGGATTACCTTGGTATGTAGTCGTGTTAGCAAGACCTGCAGAATACATATTATTATAGGGATTAGGTGCATAGGTAGTGCTTCCACCACCATAAGTAAGGCCATAGGTCGACGGATCACGGGCAAGTAAGTCTTTACCCGTTGTAGTAAATTGATCTATGTTAGACGGAGGTGCAACAGGCTCCGGTTTAAATGCACCACCTAAATAGGCTGCACCTAGGCCGACCGCTGCTATTGGACCGTATGTAGACAACACGCCAGGCATTGCTGCTGTGTAGGCTTTTTCATACACACTACTAATCACTGCGTTTGGAGTATTAGCAGGTAAGGTGCTGATTGCGTCCATACCTGCTTTTTGCGCTGCTGCAGAACCTTCTGCTTGAATAGCAGAAGGAGAAATAGTTTTGTATGCAGCAGAAGCAGCATCGCCATAGCGCCCTTCTTTGACCAAGTCCATCACGCCAGGAGGAGGAGGAGGGACATAGCCTGCATTAGGTGTAAAACCGCCTTCCACAATAGGAGCAGGAGTCGCGCCTATTGTAGGAGCCGTTGGCATTGGTGCTTGGACCGTGGGCATTGGTGCGGGAGCCGCTGGCATTGGAATACCTTGGATACCTTGAAGGCCCTGGGCGCCTTGAACACCTTGAGATATATCAAAGGTAGATACATCAGGAACTGCCGAAGGAGGAATAGCGCTAATGCCTTGGCCCGTGGTCGGTGTAAAGCTTCCCTCTACTACTGGAGCAGGGCCAGAAGGTGGTGGGGCTGAAGGCGATAGGGCATAAGAGGCAACACCTGCCATGGCACCGGCTATTGCACCGCCTTTAATTGCCTGACCTAGTTTTTGGCCCGAAGCAAGATTGACAAGGGTGCTACCTGCAAAAGTATTTACGCCCATGGCAGTTGCACCCGTAAGTCCCATGCCACCTGCTAGGTTAAATCCTGCCGGGCCCATGAAATATACAGCGGCTGCTGTAAGTATAATTTTACCAATAGGGCTCTTTGCAACCTTCTTCACTACCGCGGCAACTTTTTTAACCACCTTAGCTACCGTCTTCACTACTTTACCAACGGCTTTTTTAATTTTCTTAAACAAACCAAATTCAGGCAAGCCTGTGTCAGGATTGATGGTGCCACTACCACCGCGACTACGTAATAGACGCATTTCTTCAGGCGTAATGTGCGCGAGCATTGTATCGCCGCCACGGCCCATGTCAGATAGTTCTTTAGAAATTGTTTTAACATTAATAATGCCACCGTCCGCAAAGGTAGGAACGGCTGGTTCTTTGTTAATGTCTAGCTGGTCTAAGGCAAGATTGAATGCTGCAAAATACGCAGGGTCAAACTGGTCTGGAAGTAGTTCCTCTGGAACGCCTTCTTGAATGAATTCTGCTCGGTCTACTGCATAGGTTTCAGGGTTAGCTAGGATGTTGTCTATCATCAACTGAAGTGCATCAATCACTTCTGGAGGCAGCTTCATCGCTGCCAGTTCGCGAATGAACTGGTCCGTCATCGCAGGATCGGCTTCCGCCATTCCACCCAATATGTCTCGTCCAAATTCACGAGGGCTATTCTTAGCATAGCTCTCCACTACTGGACTAAATTTAGAAGGGTCAATTTGACCCATCGGCTCCTGTTGTCCTTCAGACAACGCCATAATTCCTTGCATTTCTTCTGCCATGTTTAACCTTTCCCAAATACATAAATGGCCTCACAGGGCCGCACCTTAGTAAAGAAGGCGAAGATGTTGTAATTATGAGCTATTTTACTAGTTTCTGTCTACAAGTAAAGCAGAAACAGTTACGTCTAACCCCGTTGCGGATGATGTTATTTTTAATATATCCGTTGATTCCAGTATCAAAGGCCCTGCCACTTTTCCTGCTAATAAGTCGATGTATGAGTTGGCAGCTACTGCTAAGGCAGGCGCAACTGACACTGTTCCCGTCCCAAGAGGAGAAAACACTGCCGTTACATTAATAGAACCCCCTGTAGCATTAGCTACAATAATGGACCTTACAATAGCCGTTGTAGCGGCAGGTACCGTCAAGATATTCTCTGTAGCAGCTCCTGTAAAAGCTTTATAGTATCTTTTATATAGGTTTGCCATTATTTTCCATAAAACCAGGCTAGTGCCTCGGCTTTATCCTCAGTTATGTTAGGTGTGTAATTGCTGTTTAATTGCAATACAATCTGTTCTATAGAACGAATCAACTGGTTTATTTGATCAGGGCTATATTGAACCGTGGCAGCATTAGGCAGACGAACGTTATTGATTTTACTCATCGTAGGCCATCCGGTTGAATATCCACGCGCAACGTACCGAAGCGCCAATTACTGTCAAGCGTGTTACTTTCCATACTGACAGATATCTGTCTGCCTCGCGCCCTTGTGTCCACTTTCTCTATAGTAGGATTGATTACATAAGGGTCAAGCGAGCTAGGGCTGGCTGTGGCTGAAGGGAATGCACGAAGCAATAGTCGCATTGTAATATCCCCTACAAAGTTGTTGAAGTCAGGAATAAAACGTTTCATAAACAGCATTTGATCACCGTCGCCGATATCAAAATAACCAGATCTCAAGAATGCCGTAATAGGTTGGTCAATCGCATTGACACCTATTTCTTGGTAATACAATACAGAACGCCCTGCTGAGAGGCCATTTACAGTGTTGCCTATAGGAGTGGCAGTACTGGTCAAGGAGTACTCTGACGCAATAGGGTATTCATATGCTCCGGTGTCAATCCAAGCGGTCCTTGGCATAGTACCAATAGACCATACGCCCTCTAAATAGTCATAGGTAACGTACCTGTCAATGTAATCTGACGTAAAGGAGCAATACCACCATGTGACTTCGTTGTATTCAGCGTTAACGCCAATATGAATCTTAGGGCCTTGTATCTTATTCAAGTCCTTAAATACATAATCTTGAACGGTACACGGTATTTTCTTAACGGTACCATCAAACAAGTAGAACGCGCCTTGGCTCATCCACATGGCCACGCCGTTAACATCTGCTGCTGCGTGGGCCCCGATCAATCCACAGTTAGACCCTAATTGAGAGAACCCAAAAGTGTACGGAGGACCTACGTATTGCATTCCATGCAAAGAGGTATCCGTTAAAATAAGAATCTGGCCACGTGAACGTAAGGCCGACACAATATGACTACCGTCCGTGAGCCGTTGTCCGCCGGCCGTGTTGGTTGCAGTAGCGACAAAGTCCGCGATGTTTTCTTGGTCAGAGAAGCGCACAAACATAGGGTCTTGAGAAGTGGAAGTGCCTATGACATCCTCTGTACCAAAGCACACAAGATGACGATCAGGCGTAGAGACTAATGCGTATTTACTTTTTGTTGGTGCACCGGCTATCTGTGCAGCAGGGGTTGCTCCACCTACACTGGTATCCCACAGGTATGTGCCACCGTCTACCAGTTGACATACAACGTCCTCGCCATAACTATCTAACTGCCATACGCGAGAACTTAAAGAACTACCCGTTATAGCAGAAGTGCTACGTGGTGTGCCCCAAGTAGAAAGACCCCAGGTGCCTATGCCCCAGCCTAAGTCAAAGTAGCTTACATCTACCCCTACGCTTATTTGATACACGATAGTGGCTGTACCTACAAGGTTCGCGGTACTAGTTGCATTGACCGAGGCTTTAATAGTATATGTAGAAGCACTTAATACTTCTTGTACTTCGTATTCGCCGTTTAACGTAGCATTAGGAATGCCGCCCGGATTACCAGTAGCGTTAGAGATGATAATAAAATCACCTTCTTGAATAGCAAGGGTAGTGTCTGTGACCGTGACTATGTCGGTGCTTATTACAGTTGAAAAGACGGCCGTAGTGGTCGTTTCCTTGATGGGGGTAATGTCATACCAGTCACCGCTTTGCTGAACGTATAGCTTTTTAGTGGTGCCTATCATGATATAAGGAGCACCTGACAGGGCATTCCAGGTAAAGACCTCACTCACTATTCCTATGAAATACTGCTCGGCCTCAAGGAAGTATTGCCAGCCCCCTACCTTTTCAGGTAGGCCATCTTGAAAGCGTACATAGTCCCCATCCACCCAGCCACCTTCAGCGCCGTATTCGGTGTTTTGTTTGTCTATCCCAGGTTTTAATGCCAGTTTTAAAAGGGCCATGTTACTCTTTCCTAAACAGTGCTGCTTCGTCTTTGCGGCGATTGTCAAGCCCTTTTAGGACTTTGCCACCGGCTTTATTATACTTGAGAAGACTTTGCATAGCCATGACTTTATCCCCGCGCAAAAGCGCCTGACGGAGTGTTGACCGCTGAAGTACACCAAGACCAAGGTTAAAGCTAAAACTAACCAGAGCATCAAATTCATTCTGTGAAAGTCGTATAGGTAAATAACGGGCAACCCCTCGTTCAAATCGTACGACATCCTTAGCCAGTATTGAGTCAACTTCTTCTTCGCTCCATCTACGGTTATCTTGTGGTTTTAGTGGGCATGCTTTACGAGTAGCCATACCTTCTGGAGTAGACGGTATCTTAGCTTGCTCTGGGTACATCACATGGCCAACACCAACTGTCCAAAGTCCTGCTGGGCATTTATACGGTTTGTATCTGACGCCCTCATGGTGTTTCAACAATTTAATTAATTCTTTACTTACCTTCACGATGCTTTTCCCACTGGCGTGAACCAAAGTAGAAGCCGATTATGCTACTTACAATTGCCATTTCATCATCAGAAAATACTAAGCTCATAGCAGTGCCAAACTCTACACCAGTATATATTGCCCAACCTAGACCAACAAGATCTACTATTACAAGCAAGCCCACAAACGTAAAGGCTATTATAGGACGCACCTTAGCATTTAAATCTACTGTACCTTGTGATGCCTTGTCCATCATCTTCATGTCGTGAGCATACAAAGCCTCGCGCTCTTGTGCATAGGTCTGCACTTCAATCTCGTCTAGCTTGATGGCTTCAATCTTTTCTTGTGATGCAAAGCCAGCGGCAGCCATAGCGGCTTCTCGTTCTGTCTGCAAACGAGCCATAGCCATCTCATGCTTCTGATCGCCCTTCTGTTGAAAGAAGCCTAAGATACTTGGTAGTGCTGATGAGCCTATGCCTAATAGGCCTGATATGATAGATAACATAATTAATTCCCCAGTGGATTTGACGTTGCCCGTTTAAGGGCTTTTAGTTGTGATTCAATGCCTTCGCGGGTGGCTTTCATCTCTTCCCGCACACCCATTAAAGACGCGGCAGTTTCACGTACATTGCCGTTAGTAATTGCTTTAGCTTCGTTAGCAGTGCCAATGGCGTTTGATACCTTCTCTTGCATGGACACCAATTGGTTTGATGTTTGCACCATCGAGTCTTTAACTACGTTTACTGAAGCTTGCTGTGCAGACAACTGCACCTTTAGTGCGTTGACTTCTGCTTTTAACTCGGCATCGTCGTAGGGTTTAGCAGCTTCAATCGCTTCAGTCGCCGCTATAACTCGGTTGTAGGTCGTTATGCCGACGTAGATTGTTCCACCTATCGGCGCTAATACTCCAAAAAGAACTACTAATAGCGTTTTCGCTGAGTAGTTCGAGTAAGATTCCTTGGTTTCCTTTAAGCTCATATGGTAACTCCTGCTGGTATGCCAGTGCATCGTTCAATTGAATCTCTTGAATCTGCATAGGCTTGTTTAAAATCTCTAGGCTCAACACAATCCCAAAGCCTGGCACTAGTTCCTTGCCCTTCGGAACTTCTGGCTGCGATGTAGTCGGTGTTTGTGTTGTCTCTTGGGTCGTAGTCGTTGCAGTGGGCGCAGGGGAAGCTGGTATGCTCGGCATCTCCATTGCTGGTTGCTCTTGTTGCTGTACTACTGTCTCCTGCATCGTTGGTGCTATTGGACTGACTGGATTCAACGGACTGCTCATGTTCGTTACGTTGGTTGGACTCTTGGTGCAGGTATCCTGAGTCACCATCCAGCTGCTCCACACAGGCTCGCTGTAAGGTGTCGCGCAACTCGACATCCTGTTTTCCGTTACTGCTCCGATGTAATCTTCCTGACATGCTAAAGTCCTAACCTGCGTTGATACTGAACACGTTGCCGGGTCTGGTGTGCATGAATTTGACACCGTTGTCCACACGCCTTCCGTTGGTTGTCCATACGGGTCCGAGCAAACGCTTGTCTTGGTTTGCTGTATTGAGCCTGAAAAGTTTTGTGGACATACTAAGCTTTGGCTTTCAACGGCTGTTTGGCAGGTTGGCGGAGCGGCTTGGCAAGACCTGCTGATTTCAAACCATCCTGAGTCGACTGGAGAGCCGTAGGGGTCGGGACAGTTTTGTTCTCTTTTAAACGTGACCGAGCCGATTTGGTTACTCCCACAGGCCTGCCTCTCTTCGGTGACGGCGCTGTAGGTGCAGCTTGCTTGGTTGGGTGTACAATTGTCAGAAGTAGTTGTCCAAGGGGTAAAACTCTGGCTTTGACACTGATAAGTGCGACTTTGATTGACTGAACCGCTGTGATTAGGGGCACAAGCAAGACTTTGATATTCAACATGGTCTGTACAGCTAGGCGGTACAGGTTGACCACATTCTGGAATACCTGGGTAATACTGGCAAGCAATTGCTTGGCACTGGGCAAGATCCGTTCCTTGACCAACGTAGAGACTCGAATATACCGGGCCATAACTAGTCCATTGACTTGCTGCACAATACGCGTAAACATAGCTACTCCTTATGAGAATCAGGCAGAGGAGTGATAAGGACAAAGTTTTTGCCATAAATCGCCTCAAACCAATCTGGGTGTAAGTCATACCATGCCTTTCTTGCTGCATCGCCAATAGCGCCGCCTATAGGACAGGGACTGCCCGACATCTCCATAGCAACCCAGTTTTCATGTGTGGCTGCACAAGCAAGAGATACTGCCGCAACCTTTAAGCCGCTGTCACTTAAGAACTTAGCCCAGCGTAAACGTACGCAGTTGTTGTCCGTAACCATAGTGCCACCTGCTACAGAAAATACGCCCCCGTTAACAGCACCGCTGATACCAATACCGCAAACATCTTGACTGAAAGCTGACATCGAAGGAGCCATAGCAGAGGGGACAGGTTGACCCTTATAATTAATTGTTGTTTCGTCCGCATACGCTACTCCTACGGCTAATAGACCGCCGATTAAAAAACCTAGTAGTAAGTACCCTAGGCTTTTTATATTTGATCGGCAGTGTCTGTGATGAGGTAAATTCATCTACAAGCTTCCTAAACTAATGCGACTACAACAAAACCAACCACGCCACCTAATACAGTAGCCACCCAGTCCATGAAATCGGCGGTGTGTTTGTCAGGGTGACGGGCATCGTATATTTCTTTTAAGGCTGCAATTACAGCCACCACTAGGATGGAGTAAGCGCCAATGAACGGTGTTAATACTGCTGCAATAATGAAACCTGATAGGAAATGCATTTGCTTGTCACAAGGCACTTTGCACACAATGCAGAACTGGCTCAAAAAAGCGTTTACTTTAGCTATCAGGTTTTCCATTGTTATTCCTCTTTAGGTTCTAGTGCTGCTTTTAACATCTTAACAAAGGCGTCTTTACCCACGTTAAGCTGGTCTAAATTAAACTGACTTGTACCTATCTTACGGTCTAGGTCAGATATGTGGTTGACCATCGCTTGTTGCTGCGGTGTCATGTCTTCAAAAACGTAGTCTACATTGTCAAGCGTAATGGTGGTTTTTTTGGTTTCAGCCATTATGTTCTCCTATAAAATTAAGCAGCTTCTAAGGCAGCCACTTTAGCCTTTAATTCGTCTATCATTGCTTGTTGTTCTTGCATAGCTTTAATCATTGCTGGAACAAGTGCAGATGTATCAACAGACCATGTTTTTTCTATGGTTTCCCCAGTGTCACCTTGAACAACGGCATCTGGCTCTACGTCAAAAAACTCTTGAGCAATAACACCATATTTAACTTGATGACCGCCATCAATCCAATTGTAAGAACGAACTTTGACTGCGTTGATGTGAGCAATAGCAGATGGTGCATCAACAATGTTTTCTTTTAACCTGCGGTCTGATGTTGCTGTGTAAACAACGGCAGATGTAGTTCCAATCCTATCAATAACTCCACATTGTGTGCCTGCTGAAGCAAACAACATAAACCTAGAACCAGACACACTTGAGGATGTGTTTAACGCAAAGCCATTATAAGTACCTGAATCATATTGAAAAGTTGAAAAACAAGAACCGACAGGACTTGTTACACCAACTAATAATCGACCGCTTGAGTCAATACGCATACGTTCCGTGCCATTTGTATAGAATATCTGTTTAGTATTTGCCCCAGTCATGTAAAATTCAAGAGCTTCACGTCTAGTAGTTGTAGCAAACGTAGAGCCAATATATTGAATAACAGCACCCGAAGCGTCAGTATCATTACCTAAACCAAAGTTAGTTGCACCTGCTGAACCTGCTATAGATAGATTTAATCTTTGGGCGGGACTAGCAGTGCCAATACCCACGTTACCCGAAGCATCCTTAACTAAGCCACCGTTGCCTACGTTTAGGGTGTCTGTGCTTGCGTCACCGAGTATGGTGTTCCCCGTTGTGGTGAGGTTTACGATGGTCTCTGTACCTGTGTTGGTAAGACCCGGAGTGGTGATGCCCGTGGTGCCGTCTAGCGTGATTGCCATAATTTTTCCTTTAAGCTACTTTTACAATTATTCTTGCACGACCATCGGCTTCAATCGCAATGACTTTACCTACGGCTGCTTGATACTGCTCAAAGGTTGGGCTTGTCACTGCCTCGCCTTTAATTGCACCGTTGTCGTTTACAGGGATGATATATTGCCCTGCTGTTGCACCTAATACATTAACAGGCACTTGACCAGCAAATGCTATACGGTCTACTAACTGACGAGCTGCTTCTATTGTTTCATCAAATATTTCTTTTTCTGCATCGTATTGAGCTTCTTTATCTGCAAATGTTTCGTCTGTATCATCTTCTGCACGAACTGGTCGTTCAGGGATTATTAAATTAATAGCTTCTGCTGAACCCCAAGTGTCACCACCAACATAAGATGGGTCTGTGGATTTAACTACAAATGAAACTGCATCTGCATATACATTAGTTAATTTACCATCTGAATTAATACCAACCACATCGCCTTTGGCTAAGACAAAATCATCTGCTTTAGTCATGTATTCAGCATAGTCAGCACCAGACGCGTTAATTGTACCGCCAGCATTTATAGACCTACTTGTTACACTATCTTTACCTACTAGAAATGCTGTGTCTGCTGTACTTGCGCCCCCATAGCTTGCAGTGGACAATCCATTATTTGATGAAGCCAATATAGCGCAAAACCTTGTTCCAGCAGTTACAGCAATTGGGTTGTATCCGTTTCCTTGTGATACGACAGAAAGTCTACGGTTTGCATCTAATGCCATTCCTGCTGTGAATGTTATAGCGTTACCTGCTGTACCTGATGGGGCTGTGTACCAGTTATGTGTACCACCATTTTGATAGTAATACGAGGCTAATGATGTTTGGTTATAAATGAAATTAGTTCCATTGTAATAAGCATTTTGAGTCATACCCATAGTATTAGTAGCGTTATAGACTGACCCATACGTAAAATCAATTGCCCTAAATCCACTAGCACTTGTCCATGCTCTAGGCGTTACACCTAGACCTAAATTCCCACTAGCATCTAGTGTCATTGCTGGGCTTGACCAAGTTACGGTATTACCAGCAGTGCCAGATGCCGTTGATGTGCGCCAATATGTACCACCTGTTGACTTGTCAAAGTAGTTCTGTGCAGCATATCCAGTTCCGTAGAACTTATATCCAGATAGGTATTGAAAGTTAGAGCAAAGGTTTATTCCATCATCAGTATATAAACTACCAGCTATTGCAATATTCCCACTTCCTCCCCCTGTACTGACCAAAGCACTAGGAGTTATACCAACCCCCACGTTGCCTGATGAGTCAAGGCGCATTGACTCCGTACCCCCCTCAGCAAACGCTATGGTATCGGCAGCAGGGAAGAATATACCTGTGTTGGTATCGCCTGAGTTGGTAATGGATGGGGCTGAGGCAGAGCCGTCTGCGAACTCTATGGTCTGTGCGCCACTATTTACAACAAGCGTGCCAGTTGTAGTAGGCAGGGTTAGTACCGTTGAACCTGATACTGCTGGGGCTTGTAAGGTAACGCTCCCGCTGGTGTCACCAGCTACAATTACACTTGACATATTATTTAACTCCCTTGAGTAAATCTATTTCTGCTTTTAATTCTTTAATAGCGTTAAGCATTAACCATGTAATTTCAGTTGCGTCAAACTTCTTAATGTATGTATCAGCTTCGTCATCTGCGTTTAATTTGGCTTGGTAAGTGTCAACGGTATCAGGCAATACTGTCATAATCTCATCGGCAATAACACCAAGACCTTTCATGCCTTCAGTAGTACCACCCTTACCATTGTATGTCCACTCTTTAACATTAACTTGCATTAGCTCTGCAAGACCTTTTGAGTAGTCTGTTACATTGTCTTTTAGGCGAATGTCTGATGGATTAGCCCAAGTAGTTCCAGATGCTTTTGTTGCAGTTGCACCTGTAATAGTTAAATTACCTGCTGTACTGAGCGAGCCTGTAGAAACCCCATTGGCTGAGTTAAAGAAAAGTCCACCACTATATAAATATAATGGTTTCCAAGCAACACTTGGGGCCATGGATATAATTTCTGCTGAATCATTAGATGTATTATAAGCTAATCCAAGACCTGCGCCAGTAGTAGACCCTGCATTAGGACTTATTACAGCATAAGATGAATTCCAAGTTCCTATAGAAGCTCCTTGTCCTGATGTTGTTACGACTGATAAATTACCTGTTGGAGTGCCTGTAGCAATTCCTAATTTTCCATCAGCATCAATACGAATACGTTCGCCACTTGCATTATTAAAACGCAATCCACTAGAAACAGCATTGCCAGTTTGTATTATCCAATCTCCCTCTGTGGCAGTTTTTATTTTAAGTGCAGCATTTGCTCCTGAACCTGAAGAAGTAGACTGAATAGTTGTTTTTATGTCGCCTGTACCTGATACATCTAATTTATTGCTAGGACTAGCAGTACCAATCCCCAAATTCCCACTAGCATCTAGTGTCATTGCTTGGGTGAAGGTAATAGCATTTCCTGCTGTTCCTGATGGTGCTGTGAACCATTGGTGTTGACCTGCGTATTGTCTGTAATGCGTGGCCGCTGCAGTTGTTTTATAAGTCCAATTGTAAGAAGAATTTAAATAGGCGTTTGTAGCCAACTCCATTGAAGCAGCATCCGTTTGCCCAAACAAAGAAACCCCAAAAGGGAATTCAATAACTCGATATGAACTTGATTGCCAAGCACTAGGAGTTGTACTAATACCTACGTTGCCAGAAGAGTCAATTCTCATAGCCTCAGCACCACCTTCAGCAAAGGCTATGGTATCGGCAGCAGGGAAGAATATACCTGTATTAGTGTCACCAGTCGTTGTTATGGCTGGAGCAGCGGCGGAGCCTGCTGGGAATGTGGTAGCGCCACTAGCACTTAATGTGCCTGTTACCGCAGCGCCAGCGGATGTGATGGAGACGATGGTTGTTGTGCCGCTCTTGATGTCTAAGCTGCCGCTGGTGTCGACGGAGCTTATCTGTACTCCACCTACGCCAGCCGTTAATGATGATAGTGAGTTTGCCATTATGTTTCCCTTATGTTTCCCTTATAATACTAACCAGCTATAGCCTGCCGGGATCGTGACTACCGCACCCGCATTTATCGTGATTGGCCCCTTGCTCATAGCAGACTTGCCTGTGGATAGTGTGTAGCTTGTGGTAACAATTAGTTGGTTCTCTTGGAACACTTGGTCACCACCTGCACCTGTTGCACCACCCCCAATAGATCCCCAATCGGTGCCGTTATAGCCTTCAAAATCACCCGTGCTACTATTAAGACGAACCATGCCACTTGCAGCCGCAGGGCGTTGGCCTGTCGTACCGACAGGCGTAATGAGCGCACCTGTTGCAGCCGTGCCTACAAAAGCAGAGAATGTACCCGTCGTAGCAGATACAGCCGCAGGGGTTGTTGCGCCTAGAGTGCCATTTAATGCGGCATTTACTGTAGTGGCAGTCAGGGAAGTAGCCGTTGCCGCACCTAAAGCAGGGGTTACTAGCGTAGGTGAGGTGCTGAATACTAAGTTAGTGCTGGTTGTACCCGTAGCACCAGAGGCCGTGTAGCCTGTAATATTATTAAATGCTGTAATGCCTGCAGAGGAAGCGTTGGTACCGCCAGAAGCTACTGGAAGCGCTGTGGCAAGAGTAAGAGATGCAAGATGCGTAATCGCGTCCACTACATTCGTACCATTATTAAACACAAACATAGACTTGCCTGCAGGTACTATCACACCCGTTCCCGTGGTGTTCTTAACGGTCTTAGCCGCAGTGGTAGTGTTGTTTACCAAATATAACTTTTCAATCTGACAGCCTGCTCCAAGGATTAAACTGCCTACATAACCAATGCCCGCGCCGCTCTCTGTAATATTTAAACGTAAGTTACGCGCAGTTTGGGCAGCATTAGTATCCGTTAAAGTAACCGTAACATCGGCAGCAGAACTATAGGCCACGTCCGCAGATCCTGTGATAGCCTCGGTTAAGGCTGTTCCAAGGTTGACATTTGTGGTCGCGCCCCACGTACCCGCTTGGGCACCCGTAGGGATGAGCTCTATTTTTAATGATGAATAGGTTGAAGCCATGTTTTAGTCCTTCAGATTTGAGTCCATTTTACAGTATTATTGGTTATCGTCAACCACATTCCACCCTGGGGATTGCGTGTCATTTACGGGGGTCCACGTTATTGTCTGTGCATCATTTATAGCTACCCAATCAGGGGTTTGACCATCATTTACTTGGAACCATCCACGAGCATATTGCAGATCCAGCAGCGTCATCAATTCCAACACCGTTCCAACAAACTCAACCGATCCAGACTGGGTATCGGTCATTGTAAATAATTCAAAACTATTGGCTAAAAAGGCCGCGTTTACACTTTGCGTATCGGCTAGTGTGGTGACTTCATCTCGCACGGCCACAAACGCAGCAAGTACATCCTGTGAGTCCGTTACCGTTTCTGTTTCAGTGACTAATCCTATAAAATCAGCCAATACATCTTGTGCTTCAGTAACAGTTATGGTATCTACCACAAAGCCTAAGAAGCTGCCTGTAGACGAGCTTGCTTCTAGCATTACTACCTGTTCTTCCTGACTTGCTAGGAAGTCCGCATTTACATCATCATTGGTCGACAATGTGATGTTGTTATATTGAGCTGCTACGAAGTCTGCCTGTACTGCCTGTGAATCGGTTAAGGTTTGTGACTCGCTTACTGACCCTACAAAATCCGCTTGCACCGCTTGTGAATCAGTTAGTGTTACTTCTTCTGTTTGAGAAGATAAAAAGTCTGCTGCAGCACTTTGTGCTTCGGATAGCGATATTGTCTCTGCCTGTGCAGATAGATAATCAGCGAGGGCACTTTGCGTCTCAGACAGTAACAGGCTTTCATCTCTTGCTGCAATAAATCCTGCAAGCACATCCTCTGCGCTTGATACTGTTAGGCTTTCATCTCGTAGGCATAAGAAATCAGCTGATACAATTTGTACTTCGGTCAGTGTAATGGATTCAGCTATGTCTACAGGATAAGCAGTTCCCCCTAGTGCGGCAAACGGTATCTGAGCAAAAGATGCAAATCCAAACATGCTACAATACAACCCATCTACTACCTGACGGCACGGTAATCGTAACACCCCCTGAAATTACCACCGGCCCAACTGAACTAGCAGAGTAGCCTGATGGGATTGCGTAGGTAGTACCTATGGTCATGTTATTAATAACTAGTCCATTTGAAGCTAGTAACTCCGCACCTGTAACTGTAGCTGATACAGAAAGACTTGTGCCGGTTGCAGCGCCTATAACGGGCGTGATTAAGGTTGGAGTGTTATCTACTACAAACTTAGTACCCGTACCTGTCTGGCTTGCTATGCTTGTAGCATTACCTACTGAAGTGATCGGACCAGTTAAATTGGCATTGGTGGTAACGTTTCCTGCTGTTAAACCTGAAGCGGTACCCGTAATGTTAGTACCTACCAAGGAGGCCGGAGTACCTAGTCCAATAGCATTACCAGATGCATCTAGCCACAAGCCTTTTTCAGCAGGGTATGTAACAAATACATCCTGTGTGCCTGAACTAAAATTAGTAAGTGAACCACCGTTAGAGGAAGATAACACCGTTGTTCTAGCTAGTGTAGTACCCGATAGCGTATACGTGCCAATACCCACTTCCCAGTTTGGACCACCCTGATCTGAGATAGTGTAGTAACAAGTATTGCCATTACCGACAACAGAAAAAGCCTGGAAGCCCGTGGAGGCTCCAAGCAGTGTAACCGTGCCCGTACCTGGCGAGTTCGCGGTCTCTTTTACTCTATCTTTAAGGACGAGAGCCATTTGCGGCTCCTAATTAAGCGGCAGTTGCAGCGTATGTAACGGATAAAGTGTCGCCTGATGTTACAACCTTATTGCCGGCAGTAAAGTCACCAGCACTAAATAATGTGCCTGTTGTATCGTCTTTAGTAGCTGAACCACCAATATTAATGAAACAACCTGCTACTGTACCTGAGCCTGTCATTGAAAACACCACGGCTGAGCTAGTGGTTTTAACACCGCCTGAAGCTGCACCAAACACTGGAGTTTTACGAGTACCTGTGTATGTCGGAGCATTAGTGCCGCCTACTTCATTCCAAGACGCGTGTGAAGCTTGTGTATCGCCTACAGCCGCTGTACCAGTACCTTTTAGGCCCATAACAACTGCACCTGCAGCTGAGTTGCCTAGAATAGTGTCCATGGTTAGGTCTTTACCTACTGTGGTCACTAGATTGTGGATGTCGTCTTTCCACTTCAAAACACCGCTGGCGTCATGACACTCAACAGTGTAGTAACCTGAAATGCTGGTTGATTCGGAATGATTAGCGCCTCGGTCAACTGAAGCCTCGCATACATCCGCCATTTGTACTTTTTCTTTAAACATAAAATAACTCCTTAGATGATTCTAATAATAGCACTTGACGCATTATTTGGTGGAAAACGAATGGTAAATGTATTATTTACTGAAACCTTTTCTGATCCAAAATTTAACACAGCTACGGCCCGATTGCCATTTGATGCATTATATACTAAAGCCCCAAATGCTGTAATAGTTGATGCGGTAAATGAAATATCACTGAAGCTGGTGTAGCCAATCGTTCCAGATACCGAAGTACCTACTTTTGTTAGAGTACCCCCTCCTGCAGTATATGACCCGCTTGCAGGCACTTCCCCTACTGTTGTATAGACAGTAGTGGATGCATTAAGCGTTGCCGTATCTGTATATAAGGCAATCTTAAAGGTATCGCCTCCCACAACATCGAAATCATGCAATGCCTGCAAAAGTTCTTGTTTAAAGGAGGAGCATAGTGTTTGTGTAATAGCCATTTATGTACCTTACCTTGGAGAAGGGGACTGGACAACCAGTCTTGCCATACCGTCACGGTATTCATCGCGACGACGACGGCCTTGTTGTTCAACGCCAAGCCCTTGAATAGCTTGTTTGTAGCTGTTCTCAAAGTATGCCATCATGTCAGGCGGTCCTTTTGTATAGCTATAGGCTTGTATCAAGCAAGCATATAAAAGCGCTTCAGGGGCGTTAATACTGACCCATGTTTCGGTATTAGTAGAAGATAATGTAGTAGGCTTGCGAATATATCCTATTTCTACTGAAAAGTTGGCATTAGGGGTAGGGGCAATGTAAAACGTGTTTTGATCCCATACGGAATAAAATTTAGGAACACCCGTTGTAGTGCCGTCTACCCAATATTCTTTTAAGAAAGAAGTATCTCTAAATTCTAGGAAAATTTGATCACCGGCTGCATCTGTTAAGATTAGGTAACGGTGTGTAAGCAAGTCAGTCGGAGCCGTTAAAAACCTATTACCACTTGTCATCGTTCCGGTAGATTCTTTTTTAAAGTCATCAAGGTCGATGTCTCTAAGAATCCTATTTTCAGACATTGTAATAAATGTATTAATCACAGGCTCCGTAAATACATTACTGCCCACTTCGGTGTAGTTTCTAATATTTGTTACTAGTTCATCATATGTCATGTTATTTCCACCGTAACTGTTCCTAGCGCACTTACTGCATATAAATCCCTATCTTCTGTAGCAGGGCGCATATCTATGGTATTCGTTGCACTTCCTCTACTCTGAAACGCAGTGTCTCCAGGAGCTCCTACAAACACAACCAGCGGCTCTACTCGATCGGGCCTAGGTTGCTCAAGGGCTTGGGCATCTGCCACAAACTGCAAGGGCTCTAGCTGAGGCTCTTTTGGTTCATAGTCGTCTGGGCAGACTTTAAATCCACGCCAGTTTTTTCTTAATACGTTGTACGGGTACCGCTGGCCGCAGTAGTCACATAACCCAAACGCGTACTTACCAGAAGCATATGCCACATTAATATCCCATTACGTCTGGTACAAAGTGGGCGCTTGCGGTATCCCTATCCTCTGCCGCTGCACGTGCGAACTCTTCTTCATATAGCGCTTTTAAAGCGGGCGTACGATCAGGAGTAAATTTAAGGGACAAGTAGTAAGCCAATCCAGCAGCTAGACAAGGCAAGAAACGGAAGTTTACGTCCGCTGTATTGGAGTATTCCCCCGCATCGTCCATTCGTTTAATACGATAGTACCTAAGTTGATATAAATTGGAGGCACTAGGCGTTGGGTACAGGTATACTTTAGGAATGTTGGTACGTTCCACATATAACTGGGCAGGCCTTGCCTGGGTTGTCTTATCGGGTATGTGCAAATACTCGGCACGACTAACCCTGTCTATTACAATGTCTACAGAAGGGCTTTGGGACAAATCTCTGATAACGGCTGAAAGCACGTTTACAGTATCCGTATCCAATACCACTTCTATTTGACCGACCGTTAGGTTAGCTGTTGCAAGTTCAATAGTCCAAAGGTTCAGGCCACGATTCGCCCACTCTAAAAACATTAGATTGAGTGAACGACGAGCTGTTTTAAGCTGATTACCGTTGGTCATTTGCATGCCGCAACGTTCAAAAGATTCTTCTATAAGCTCGTCGATCTGTAGATCAAATATCGTGGTACCTGAAGTAGCCATTTAGCAGGCGCCACCTTTTTTCATTTTTTTAGGGTGTTTTTTACCCTTCATCATAGTGCCGTCAGGCATCATGTGATAGCCTGCTTTTACATTACCGCCGTCTTTCATGCCCATGCCTTTTTTTGCTGCTACTGCTGCTTTTGTTACTGCTTTACGCAAAAGCCCACTGCCTTGACTTGGGGCAGTTGCAGGCATGCCTTTAATAGCTTTTGCTGCTGCACGCATAAACCCACTGCCTTGATTTGGGGCAGTTGCAGGCATGTCTTTAGTAACTTGTTGTGCTGCTTGCGCAACTTTACGCATGACTCCACCAAATGCCATTTTCACAGGACTACCGCCGTCTTTCATGCCCATTGCCATGCGTTTGCGAGGACTTACGTCACCACCGTCCGCTAAAAACACAGGACCCGTAGTTTTACTTGTTTGTGATACCATTTTATTGCGGGAGCCTTTTTCAACACAACCACCACCAGCAGTTGCTGCACCCATACCTTTTCCAGCCATAATAGTTCTCCTTAATTATTACTTTTCAGCAAGTTTATCAATTTTTGCTTCCAGACGGTTAATCCCATCTTCAAAGCGTTCCATAATTCTTTCAATGTCTGCCCTAACTTCTGCACGAGTGATATGGTCACGCGCTATCTCCTCTCTGGTACGGTTAAGCAAAATACTAAGCCTATCAAGGTCTTCAAACTTAGATTTAAGTAAAAACCCCATAATGGCTACCATAAAAGATAGCACGATATTCCATACCATCATCTCCATTATGCAGCGCTTCCATCGTTCTTAATTAGTACGATATTAAAAAACGCACTGGCAGAGTTATTAGCAGCAGAACCTAATGCCGATGCTCCAATGCAATTTTTTTCCGCTACTGTAATTGGGTAAGTAAAAACATAGCTAACAGACCCATTATTTAATGTAGAAACCGCTGCAACCCGTAGAATACCGTCTGGACCGTGTTGCTTTAAAAATGCTGTAACTGAAGTAGAGCCTGACGCCTGTCCTGCCGTTATGGCCCCTTGTACTAAATAAGCAGTGTATCCAGCTGGAACACAATAATGCGCGGTGGTACGGGTGTTATAGCCGATAGCAATCAGGTCATATAGAACGGCTGGAACACCAGCGGTAACTACACCTGTCCCTACGTTAATTACACCTGCATTCTCACCACCAGAACCGACTGTTACAACGTATAGTTGGTTAACATACATGTATGAGTTTGTGGTGTTTACGGCAGTTTGCCCGTTTAGTATTACCGTTTCACTAACAACGTTATAACTACCATTTAGCCCTTCGATGTATACCGTACGGGCGCCTGTACCTGCAGAAGTGTCATCTGCACTTGTAGAGCTTACTTTTAAAACAGAAGCAGTAGTAGGATGAACAATAGTGCCACCATCTGGCCATATTGTCTCTTCCGTCGTATCTACATCGGGGTTGTATCCAAATACAGTGATACTAGTGTGGCCCATGATCTGGCCTCTAGACACCTGTAACTCAAACGGTTCGTATGTACCTACACGAGTAATTGATGAGACCGTAGACATAATTTAACTCCTTTAAAGTTAGAAGTTAAAATTAAGATGCTGCGATAGCTGTACCGGCTGGTGAAATCCAGTTTGTACCATTGCCAACAGCAATACATGGATTGCCTGCTAAGCCGTTTGATACGTAGATGATTTTGCCTGCTGGTTTAGTGGCCAAAGCGTTAGCTGATGTCACAGTGTAAGTAGGAAGTGTTGCAAAGCCTACTAAGCTGCCTGTTACAACGCCTGTTACGTCGCCTACTACATTACCTGTAGTTGTGCCGATAAAACCATTTGTGGATGTGACTGGACCCGAAAAGGTGGTTGATGCCATGATGTGATTTCCTTCATACAAAGTTAAGCCTATTAGTCTCGTATGCGTCTGCCGGGACAGTCTAATAAGCCGGATAATTCCCGGAATACTCACAATATACACCATCTACAGAAAAATAAAAGGGGTTTTTGCAACAAAAAAGCCACCCGAAGGTGGCTTTCCATTCTACGTATTACCGTTGAATTAAGGTGTACCTGGGCAACCGAAGATACCGCGTGGATCGCTGTAGCCAAAGCTATAACGCTCACGTGCTTTGTAACGTACGTTACCTGTATCAAAATCACCTTCAAAACCAGTTTTGAACGCAACACGTTCAAACATTTTCATGCCGTTAGGAGCATCAGTTTTGATGAACCAAGCGTCTGGGTCTGTTAGGTAATGGTTTACTGTGTAGCCTTGTGGAACCATACCCATGTTTTTGATAGCATTGATATCGTTATCAGCAGTACCAACACGTAGAGTAGATTTCAAAATACGATCTGAGGTAAATTGTAGTTCTTTTGGAACAATCAATTTTAAACCACGAACCGCGATTTTCAAACCACGCTCATCAGTGAATGCTGCGATGTCAATCAAAGCTTGCTCAAGTGAAGTTTCACTTAAGTCAGCTGGAGTTGTCAACTCGTTGCGTAGATCTGGACCAGACAATGTTGGATGGTCAGTTGCACACAAAGGTTTGCCGTCGCCGCCGATTGCTGTAGTAAACGCGTTGTTTAATACGGCTGCTGCTTTGATTTGTTTTGTTGTTGCCATTGAACGAGCTAATGCTTTAGTGTAACGAGCAGCAAGTGATGCGTACAAGTTATCTTCAACAGCTTCTTCAGTTAATGAATAAGCCAAAGCAATGGTTTCGTGTGTGTAGCGAGCTGTGTAAACTTCTTGAGCATTGTCGTATGAAACGCCAGCACCCTCAGTTTTAACAGGAGCTTCACCGAAGCCTGATAACATTACTTCTTCTTCAAACGCACGGTCAGAAGTTTCAGTGTCGTATATTTGCTCGTGCTCTTTTTCGTAACCCTTGTATTCCATGCCGAACAATGCGTTCAGACCTGGCTCAAGTTCTTTTACTAGTTGGGAACGTGAAATTGCCATGATTAAGCTCCTTGACCAGCAACGCCAGCGCTGCCGAATAGATGTTCATTGATTTTTACAACCGCAACGGCGTTAGTGCCGAATTCGTTGCCTGGAACGTTGTATAAACCAACGATTTTCACATTCAAAGCTGCTGTGTTGGCGATAGTTGAAGAATCTAACTCCATTGCAGATTGACCTGTGGTTGTGTTGCCTGTACCAGCGACTATGTCAGCATTCTTACCAATGTCAGCTTGTACAAGGTCTTCATCACATTGAATGATGAATAATTGTGCTGGATCATCGATAACATCAGCTTGGATAGTGCCTTGAGTGATGTTAACGCTACCTGGATAGTAGTTCTTCCATACAGGTTTGCCTGTGGTTGGATCAATGTAGTTACAACCGTTGAACACGCCTACTGCTGCAGTGTGTGTTGCTGGTGCAAATGCCACTAAATAACCATCATAAACTGTTACCAAGTCACCTTGGAAAATTGCGCCTGCTTGGTTGTCCGCGATTGTGAAACCGTACTGAGCTTGCGCACCAGTAGCTGAAAGGTTTCCTAATGCACGAAGACCAAAGGCTTTATCTATATTTGCCATTTTGTCATTTCCTTAAATTAAGTTATTCGGAGGATTTAGGTCCGCCGAACGATACACGGGTCTGACGAGTTGGATTTTGAATTCTCATGGACGAATGCCCATTTGATTTACTTAAATCGTTATCGACAGCCAATAGTTGGTCATGGGTGCGTGATTCGTAATACTCACGTCGCTCGTTTGCTGTTTCCTCTGGGATTCGTGCAAGCAATAAACCTCCCACGCTGATAACACCAGCATGTCGGCCATCGTCTACTGAAGGACTGCTAAAATCGGGGTACTCGTCGGCACGTACTAATTCATAACCTTCACGCATCTTGCCCATGACGTTAATACGGTCTTCTTGTCCACCAGATTCTGATCTAATCCAACGGTGCTTGTATCCTGGAGGCGCAGGAGGCGCATCCAATCGTGAAGGAGGGGCCCAAGATTTACGGCGCGCAGTTTTATCACGTGAATCTGTCTCACGTGCATTGCGGTTTAGTTTTGGTACAGCTTGTTCTTGATCCATTTTATTACTCCTTAACGTATTTGGCGTATTCTTCTAACGGAACACCCAATTTTTTAGCGATCGCAACTTGACTCGGTGATAACCGGACAGTGCGGCGTGCATTGTTTACTCCAGAAGATCTGGAAGCAGGCGCAACCGTTTGCACGGGTCGATTGGTCCTGGTTTTTACATTAAATTGCGTAGGAAAAGCCTCGCGCAATCTATTATTAAGCTCATCATAATACTCATCTGAGTTTGGGTCAAATCTTTCTGCTAAAACTAATTGCTTATGAATGCCCTGAGCTGCATGTGTCATTGCCACGTTTTTGCCATACCATTCGTTTTCCTCGGCCCATGCTTCGGCTTTAGGATCGTATGAAGGACGCTGTTGTTGCACAGGTTGCTGCACTTGTTGTGGAGCTTGCTGGGCTTGTTCCTGGTCATACTGACGGCGTGACGCCACTTCAGAGAGACTGCGTTGTTCCATTTGAATTTCAGTCAAACGTTCTTGCGCTTCTATCTCCGTGTCGTAGTCACCTTCTTCACGTGCCTTACGGATAATCTGTTTTAGGGCAACAGCTTGTGTTTCAATACGACTCTTAGCTTCGCCTAGGCGAGCATTGTCAGAATTGTACGCTTGTTGCTCATAGGCCTGTGCTTTTTGTTGTACGTTTTTAGCGTACTCTAGCGCAGCCTGTTCGCGACGTTCTGTTTCGCGTAGACGAGCAGTAAGCTTGTCAATGCGTTTCTTTACTTTGTCGCTGTATACATCTAATTCCTCGCCTTGCGCCTGTGTTGATTGTGTCTCAACAATAGGGGCCGCGTTGGATTCGTTTTCAATCAGTTCCGAACCACCGTCTTCATCAAGCTCGACAGTAGCCGGACTTTCGTCTTCCTCGCCTACTTTAAAGTCTAAATCTTCAGCCATAACTTTCTACTCCTTACATATGCAAGATGTCTTCAGGGGAATTTACAATACCCAAGATTTCATCATCGTTTAAAAATCGGATTTCACCACCATCGATAGAAATACGTGAACCTGCGTACCTGCCAAAGATAATCCAGTCGCCTTCTTTGCACCATGCGCCGAATGGGAATTTGGATTCGTCCTTGTAGGCTAAATCACCCAAACTTATTACATAGCCGCAATTCGTAGCCAGCTGTGTACGTTTCTGAGTTTCTTCTGCTATCACAATACCGCTCTTCGTGCGTTCTGCGCCACGATAAGGCAATATTGCTACCCGCCATCCTGTAGGTCGAGGAATACGGCTTATGGCCTCCTCTGGTATCAGTGTTGGGTCGAACTGGCCTTGTTCATCGTAAGCATCGTCAATAGATGACGGCTTATTCTGCTCATTCTCAAGCCACTTCTTTTCTAGCGCTGTTAGGTTCTTTACTTCTTCTTCTGCCATAAGGGTCTCCACGGTTAAAAATCTATGTCATCAGGATTAGAATTCAAGGAGTCCTTGATCATATCCTCTACGAGTTTTAAGCCTTCTAGACGCCCCATCATAAAGCGATAACGCTCCATGTTAGCAATGGTTCCGTTCAGCACAATGCCTTCGGAGTCCGACTGTAACTTTCTAACTTCCTTAAGAAGTCTTTCTGCATATTCAAGCATGGTTCAATCTTCCATGTAAAAGGCAGACGATCAAGAGCCCTCGTCTGTAGGCTTAAAACTATTTACAATTCCAGCGTTTTAATGACGCTGCTTTCCTTGTTGGGCGGCCTTTCTCATCGACCATAGGGCCAGGCATGCCTGACATCCTTGCGCAGAAGGACTTACGTCGTGCTGCGTCTTTCTTTGTCTTAGGATTAGGAGCAGGCGCCTTTAAGTTAGAGCCTGTTGCCTTGTTGTAGACAGCTCGGCCTTTAGCAGTAAGTCCTGCGCCTTTAGACACAGGAAGCTTTTCACCACGGCCCACGGCTAACGAAACGGTTTTCTTTGCCATGTTAGCAAATCTTTACCGGACGGTTGCCGTCTTTTTTCTTAACGTAAGTGACGCTGCTCGCCATGGCATCGCCACCTTTTTTCATCTTAACAGGCTTAACCTTGGCCGTCTTAGCTGATTGCTTAAACGCCTTTGCAGTAGGAGCGCCCTTAGTGCCAGGCTTCCTCATCGTCTCGCCAGAGCCTTCTGCTATGCGCTCACGCTTAGCATTAATATTTGCATACAAACCTTGTTTAGCTGCCATTGTTTTCTCCTTGAGCCTGCTGTTGTTGGCCTAACATCTGTTGTTCCATAATGGCCAACCGCTCACGGGCAATAGCAGCACGTTCCTCTGCAATTGCATCCTGCGATGCAATACTGGCCTTGTCATCTTGCGCTTCTTGGTTCAATTTTTCTTGCTGGAGTGCCAAGCTCTTCTCTTTAGCCGCTGCATCCGCCGCGTCAGCCTTAGCACGTTGATCCAACTCTTGTTTCTTAAGCTCAACGACTGGGTCTGTAGGGGGTTGATTAGCACCAGAGATTTCATCTTGCATTGCTTTAACGTCAGCCATGGATTGCGCTACCTTCAACGCAATCATACCCTCTTTTTGGATAATAGACACCATGCCGTCTGGGTCTGTTCCGTATGCCATGAACAATTCCGCTTCCACGTCCTCTTCTGCTTTGATTCGGATGTGTTGTAGGATGTGTTTCTGCAAGATAGCGGCAGACATAGGATTCGCTTGCAACATCGGTGACATACCCATGCGTAAGTGCGCTTCAATGTGTGCATCATGCTGTTGGCCAGCAAATGCTTTCAATTCCATCGTATCCAACACGTCAGCATTCTCTGTCGCGGGGTCCTTGGGCATTTGTGAGCTCTGTGGACGCAATATGCCGTCGATATCACGCACGTTCAGGGCTGTGTAGACCCGGTAGTATGCCTCGTACATGTTATGCATCTGTGGGGCCGCCTGCGCAAGCTGTAGCTGTGTTTGTGCAAGGGTTATACGCTGTGCTGTAGAGAATATGTTAGGGTCGGCAACAGGAAGTACTGCCACCATGTTGTCAAAGTCTGATTTTTTAATCTTACGACTAGCGCCAGGTACGTCATATGGGTACTCTTTAGGTAAGTACTCACCAAAGCCCTGTGCAAGCAATTGGAATTCTAGTTTTTGAGCGTAATGCAAGCGTTTATGGATGGCAGACATCACCATTGAGCCGCGCTCTAGCAATGCAATAGTCGTTCCGACCGCTGCGTTCTGATTGCCATCACCAACTTGCATGTCCGCGATGCTTGCAAGGCGTTTACCAGCGTCTACAGTGAAGCCTAATAACTGGAACAGTGTTTGGCTAGGCTCTTTATAAGGTAATGGCAGTAAGGATGACTGCAATTCAGCACCACCAGCGTCAATATCACGCCATTCGCCTGGTTGGATAGGTGTATCCGTGTCCGCGATCCGTGCGCCTTTGGCCTTGAAGCCTGCTGGTAGGTTAGAGAACGTACCCGCGTCAATTAATTGACGTAATGCAGACGTTGCAGTCTTCGATAAGCTGCCGATTAAGTGAACAAAGCCCAAGCCATACGCACCAAGGCCCTCGATCAACACATAATGCACAAAATAATTGCGACGACGTTTCAAT